CTGGCGTTGCTGCGTGGAAACTTTTACACTTTTTACTGAAAGATGTTATCGTTAGTCTGAAGAAACAAGATTCTATTATCATAGATTTAATTGATAAAACTTCTAGGCTAGAGATTATAATTCAAAGAATGGATTCAAAGTTAGATACCTTGTTACAAAAACGCTCTAGTCCTTTGCTCAAAGGAGACAGAGACAAATCAGAGGATACTTACTAATGACTGACCAACTTGATAAAGATGACGTTATCCCTCAAAGTCCTCTAGGAAGACGCGCAGAAAACCAGAACAGGAAAGCACAAGGGCTTCCCCCGCTTCCACTGCTGAAGAAGAAGGAAGATGACGATAAGAAAAAGAAGAAGAAGAAACCGAACACTACTTCTTTAATGGGCGGTGGTAAAATAGACAAGCCTATCAAGTACGCTGTAGGTGGTCCTGTGAAACCAGCGTGGATGAGAAATAGATAAGGAACTGATATGGCAGTTGCAACTACATCAGACTTCAACACTACCTTCTTTATAGACGAGGTAATAGAAGAAGCCTATGCTATGATAGGTGGAGAGCCAGAACTAGGTAATGACGGTATCACTGCCAGACGTTCTCTTAATCTTCTGCTCACTGATTGGCAGAACAGGGGCGTTCTTCTCTGGGGAACAGATCTTGCGACCACTACTCTTGTTGCCGGGACTGCTGCTTATGAACTAGACGCAGACACCATAGATGTTCTCTCTGGTTATATAAGATTAGGATCTAACTCTACTGATTTTCAGATGACCCGTATAGGTTACGAAGAATACGAGGGTATCACAAACAAAGCCACCAGTGGTAGACCTACACAGTTTGCAACTCTAAAAGGAAGAGATCTTGTCACAGTGCATTTCTTTCCCACACCAGATACAGCAAATACTTATACCTTTAGAAACTATAGAATGAAACGTCTGAAGGACGTTACCAAAAGTGCACTTCAGAATGCTGATGTTCCTTTTCGGTTTCTCCCTGCACTCACCTGTGGTCTTGCCTACTACCTTAGTTATAAAAGACCTGCAGTTCCTACAGAACGTATAACAATGCTTAAAGATAAATACGAGGCTTTACTCAGAACCGCACTAGAGTCAGATAAAGAAAGAGTGAACCTTTTTATAACCCCACAACTACAGGTAGTTTAAAGTGGCTAAACTTTGCCCCAAAGGAAAAGCAGCAGCTAAACGTAAGTTTGATGTTTATCCTTCAGCTTATGCAAATATGTACGCCTCTGCTGTTTGTTCTGGAAAGGTCAAACCGGGGGGAAAGAAAAAAGGAAAGAAGAAAAAACTTGTAGGAGCTAAGACAGGAGGTGGTCTGAGAAAGTGGGTAGATGAAGAGTGGGTAGACATAGGTGCTCCTAAAAAGAAAGGTAAGTTTCAACCTTGTGGTAGAAAGTCTGCCAAAGGTTCTAAAAGAAAATACCCTAAGTGTGTTCCGCTGGCCAAGGCAAAGCGTATGACAGCTGGCCAAAAGAAATCTGCTGTTCAACGTAAAAGATCAGTGAAGCAAGGTGTAGGTGGTAAGCCTACCAATGTTAAAACTTTTGCAAAGAGGAAAAAGTGATGCCACCTAAGAAAAATAAAAAATTAACTCCTAGACAACTAGCTACACTGAAAAAACATAGTAAGCATCACACTGCTAAACATATGAAAGTAATGGTTAAGGACATGAAAGAGGGTAAAACATTTACTCAAGCACATAAAGATGCTATGAAAAAAGTTGGAAAGTAATGGCAGCTAAGAAAAGAAAAGGCACTATGAAAGGTCATAGTATCAGCGGTGGGCAGAAGAGACCTACCAAAGCTGGCGCAGGGATGACCAAGAAGGGTGTGGCAAAGTATCGGAGGGACAACCCCGGTAGTAAGCTCAAGACAGCTGTTACAGGATCTGTTAAGAAGGGTAGCAAGGATGCAAAAAGACGTAAGAGCTACTGCGCCAGATCAGCAGGTCAAATGAAAAAGTTTCCCAAAGCTGCAAAGAATCCTAACTCAAGACTAAGACAAGCTAGAAAAAGGTGGAAGTGCTAAATGCAAAAAGGATTTTTTATAAGTGACAGGTCTGGTTTTAGATACAGGCTTGATCAAAGAACCAAAGAACCGGGAACAGGATTTATCGTTGCTAAGAGTGAGAGCGACGGTATTTATAACCTTGTAACAGACCCACTTAATAAGGTAAAATTCTACAGAGATAAACAGATTATTAAAGATGCAAGACCGCCTAGTAATGCTGATCTAAATAAATCTTGGAATGGTATTACAACTAAATGGGAAGATACCACCACAAAATGGAACTTTACATAGGAGTTAAGAACAATGCCCAGAGCTTATTTCAATGCAAAGAAAGACATGAAGAAAAAGAAGCCAGCTAAGAAGAAGACTGCCAAGCGTCAAGGTTATAAGGACAGAGAAGACGAAAGTCTTGCAGCACGTAGAGGAAAGAAAAGCCAGAGCTTTAAGTCTAGGCGTGATGAAGCTCAAGGAGCCAGAAAAAAGAAGAGCAGTAAGAAAGAAGGAAGAAGCGGCGTCTTTGGTTTGAAAAGGAAAAGCCGTAAGAAATAAAGACTAAAGGAATAATTTATTATGGCTGATTTAACAAATCAACTGATAGCGAATACTTATAAGGATCTGCTACAAGTCAATGCAGCTAATCCTAACGATGGTCTAGACGCTACAGTGAGAACTATTCAAGACGGTGGAGGAACTGCTGGCCCTATTGCCATGAGTACGGCACAGTTGAATGTCACGGGTCAGTTTGCTCTCCGGGGTACGGTTCTCACTGCCACAGCAGATGAGTTAAATGATTTAGTTCTTGGTAGTTTTACTCATTTAACCGCTAATGATGGTACAATTCTACTTACATCAGAAGGTACTTCTGTTAGCACTGCAACGGCAAGTGCCACTGCTAAAGTTAATCCTTCTCTTGTTCTTACAGCCCTAGGTGCCACTGATGTATCTGCTACAAATATAGCAGCTACTAATATAATTGTCACCACTGTAACTGCAACAGGTAAGGTACACGGCACCACTGCTGATTTTACAGGTATTGTTTCTATAGGTACTCTAGACACTGGAGGGTTGACTTATCCTACTTCTGCTGGTAGTAGTGGGCAACTCCTACAGACCAATGGATCAGATACAATAAGCTTTACAAGTAATGGAAGCAGTCTTACAGATTTAAATGCAGATAACTTAGCCACCGGAACAGTTCCCGATGGACGTTTCCCAGCTACTCTCCCAGCTGCCAGTGGAGTTAATTTAACTGCTTTGAATGCTACTAATCTTGGCAGTGGTACAGTTCCTGATGCAAGGTTTCCTGCTACTTTACCCGCTGCCAGCGGTGTTAACCTTACAGCTTTAAATGCTTCTAATCTAGGAAGCGGAACTGTTCCTGATGCTCGTTTTCCAGCGACACTTCCTGCCGCTAGTGGAGTTAATCTGACAGCTTTAAATGCAGATAATTTAGGTAGTGGTACTGTTCCTGACGCAAGGTTCCCGGCTACTCTGCCAGCTGCCAGTGGTGTCAATCTCACTGCTTTAGACGCCTCTAACCTAGGTAGTGGAACCGTCCCTGATGCAAGGTTTCCTGCTACTCTTCCAGCCGCTAGTGGTGTTAATCTCACAGCGTTAAACGCCACTAACCTAGGTTCAGGTACAGTTGCCACTGCAAGGTTAGGAACTGGAACTGCAAGCTCAAGTAATTTTTTACGGGGAGATGGTTCTTGGCAAGTACCAGCTGCAGGTTTTACAGACCCTATGACCACGGAAGGGGATATTATTATCAGGGGTGCCTCTGCTGCTACTAGACTTGGAATAGGATCAAACGGTACATTTTTAAAATCAGATGGTACAGATCCTGAGTGGGCATCCATAGCTATAGGTGATGTTTCTGGTGATGTAGATTTAACCAGTAAAGTCACAGGAACACTACCGCTGGCCAATGGCGGTACAAACGCTACTACAGCTAGTGGTGCCAGAACTAGTTTAGGTGCTGCAGCTAGTGGTGCAAACTCTGATATTACATCTCTTACTGGACTAACAACTGATCTTGCTATCACACACGGCGGTACAGGGTCTAGTAGCGCGGCAGACGCCAGAACGGCTTTGGGGCTGGCAATCGGTTCAGACGTTGCAGCTTTTAATTCAGATACGCTTTTTTCAGATACAGCTGATGAATTAACAGCGGGATATAGCTCGGCAACGGAAGATTCTGGAACTAAGTCCAGCGGTACTTTTACACCGTCGCCAGATACTGGAAACCTCCAACATTTTATAAACGGAGGAGCGCATACTTTAGGAGTCCCTGCAAAAAACTGCACGATGGTTTTGCTTATGAAAAATAATGCCAGTGCTGGTACTTTAACAACGTCGAGCTATACAAAAGTAGATGGTGACGATTTAACGACAACAAATGGGCATGAGTTCTTTTTGTATATTACAAGATACAATGACGGTAGTACAACATTTTCTGCATTGACGGTGAAGGCGCTTCAGTAATGAGTTTACTTCCTATTATTCAAGGTGGTGCGAGTGTTTCTGGCGGTGGACTTGACCCAGACGCAATCACTAATTCTATTTGGCTCGACGGTTCGCCCGATAAACTGACTTTAGTATTAGGTGCGAAAACGCGAACACGTTGCGTGATTGGGACTTGGGTTCAGAAAACCGCCTACCCCACCAGTTCAGTAAACGCAACAATCTTCAGCAAATCTAATCCCGGATCTGAGTTTTCGTTCCGGATGGATGAAAACGGAACCAACGGAAAATTCACAATTTTTGATTGGGATGGAGGTTCTTTTCAATACAGCGCCAATACGTCAACCATGAGATTCAAAGATCTCTGGTGGTATCACGTAATGATGTCGATTGACACAACAGCATCTGCAGGTAGCCGTCTCAAGTTTTTTGTGAATGGCATTGACCAAACGAGCGCTCTGAATGTTACCACTGACTATACGTTGAATGACAATCCTAGTGTAACGGGGGCGCAAGCTTCTCAATGGGGTGTGGGGTACAATGGTGCCCAATTTATAAAATGCTACCTTGCACAAAGTTTTATGCTGGATGATGACTCTATCCAAAACGGTGACGTTGCAATTTCCGATCTCTTCGACGAAGCCGACGACCGATTTGTCCCAAAGGCGTCAAGCGCGATTGCAGCTTTAGCTTCGTCTGCTGGTGGCGACAGTTTCTGTCTTGATTATAGTAATGCCTCAGACCTTGGAAATGATGCCTCAAGTAATAATAATGATTTCACATTAAACTCTATAACCTCGGCTAATCAGTCAACAAACTCGCCCTCCAATACATACCC